TTGTATTTTGACTTTTTCAAGGTTCTAGGCATGGTTTCTTTTACTATAAGAGAAATATTTAGGCAAATTTGTTTTTACCAAAACTAAAAATTCCCTCGCGCGCCGTGTACATTACAAATAAACAGCCAATACCAACACTTCTAGTCAATCTACCGCCTCTACCGCCTAAAAATTCTACCGCGGTAGACCTATTATTCAACATTACCAACACTTCTAATCGATTTTGACCCCTCTACCGCCTCTACCGCCATATATTTCTTATCACTTAAAAAAAAAATTACCCTAGAATTTCTCTTATAGCGCGGTAGACGGTTAATCATTTGACTTAAAGTTTGTAGATGTACCCCACTTTATGACATTTTTAAGGCCACGCGCTTCTAAATTAAGTGTTGCGTAAGGTTTCCAAGCTTTTCGTATTAGATTAAGCTCTAACAACAGGTTAGACCACTGTTTAGTAGATATATCCTTACTTGTTATTGTTACTGTTTTCATATTCTCTTATTACCTCCTTGATCTTGTACAACGCCATCTCCAGGTCCATTACTTGATGTTGTAACTCCTTCTTGTCCTTCTCATGACGTTTTGCTTTGTTCTCACTTATTACTTCAAAGTGTTCATCTCTTAGTTCTGCCATGTTTTTCCTTTCTTTGTTGTGGGGCTTCCACTCTCGCTTCCACCCCTATCCCTTGGGATTCATTAACTCTGTTTAAATGTAGGTGACTTAAATCTTTCAATAGATTCAGATTTAATTACAATTCTTCCTGGTTCCTTAGCACCAATCATAATACTCTCTTGCACCTCTATTTTTCTAATTTCTTCTAAATGTCCGTTTTGAGTTTCTATATAAACGTTTAAATCGGAAACCGCAGTTCCTTTTTGTCCATCAGTAAATTTAGAGAGATACTGTTGTAGATCTCTTACACGCATGCTCATTTAAGGTTCTCCTTTTGTTTTATTTCTTGTGCATATTGTTTAACTAATGCATACCATTTGTCAGTCCAAATTTGTTTCATACCTGGATCAATAGCGTCATGTGCTGCATTAGCTAAATCATTTAGTCTTTTCATTATTTGCGCCAGTTTTTTGCTTTTGCTCATAATATTTACTTACCCTCCCTAACCATTTGTATTTGTATTGTCTGTACTCTTCACCTTCAATTACAAATTCTTGATAATAATTATCTTTACTACACATCATAATCACAGCTTTGTTTATTTGTGTTTTGTGCATATAGTCATGGGCCATACCATAAGCTGCTAGTTGTAAACAGTAGTCTTCAATCCATTCTCTTTTCTTTGGTTTGTTAGTTTGTTTAAAATCTACAATAGCTATTTTATTTTTATGTAATGCAATCATGTCAGTTGCTCCTGCGTATAGTCCAGGATAATACAACGTAGATTCTAGTCCATAATACTCTGTGATATTACACAAACCATCAGCTATGATTTTCATAGCCATATTGTGTGCATCTTTACCAACGTTAGTTAGATCAAGATAACCCTCTTTTAAAATATAGTTTTCAAGAATCTTGTGCATCGCGGTCCCCCGTGCAGCTGCTTCATCCACGATCCGCGTCGCGTTCTCCTCGCCCATTTTTTCGCGCCACTTTTTAAGTCCTTCTTCCTTCTCTTTAGGAGAAGTTTTTGAGAGTATGGTAGTGACGCTCGGCAACTTTTCTTTATCATTAATATCATAATGACGTTTACCGTCTATCGAGACGCGAATAGTTTTTGGATATACATATTTATTGTTGTGTTTCATCATTAACCTTTGTTCTTTGAATTATTTTTTTGACTATCCCACACTAAATTATCAATCGACCAATCAGCTTTGTCACGATTTTTATGGTCCACTGTTTTTTTTAATTCAGGTAAATCATTTATTAAAAAGCATTGAGCTACTATCTTATGCATTAATAATTTTTTAGTTTTTCCCTCTACCATAATAAAAAAAATAGGATAATTAATATCGCTTTCATAGATTTTACAAGGCAACCATTTACCTGTTTCTTTGTTTTGTACTCCAGGAAATACAGGTCCTTTGTCCTTAAAATGTTCATTAATATATCCTGTTCTATAACAAATATATTTATCTTTTTCTAAGTCAGCAAAAGACCAATCTTTTTTACCACCTGAACTACTTTGAAAATCTTCTAAAGTAGAGAGATCAACAAAGTCTATATCTTTTTTTAATTGTGTTTGTGGAAAAAATTCTTCTTGTTCCATTACAATTTATGTTTTAATTCCTTAACATACTCTTCGTTTTCACGTTGTCTTGCTTGCTCGAGGATCTTGACGTGTTTACGCCAAGCCCAAGCACTAATAGTTCCACAAAAACCATGTATCCAGATATATATTCTAAAGAGAATTTTGTTCTTCGTTTGCAAACAACTCTCCTTGGTTATCACACTTGTTGCAATCAGCTATAAGTTCTTCTCTACCTTCTTCTAGTAAAGCTCTCACATAACCATTACCTCTACACTGCGGACAAATAGTTTTACTCACTTCTTCCATTTTTGTATCCATGTTTCTTCCCTTCTTTCTTTGCTAGACTTTCTATAGTTTTACTTACAGTTAGATCTGCATCTGTAATCTTACCATCACCTAGAAATTTTAATACTTTGTAAGTCGCTACCGATACCGATACAGACTTAAATTTAGCAGGATCTGCCATTGTTTCCTTCCTTTCTTTTATTGTTATATCTTCTCATATATGGGAATGTATAATAATAAAACAAGGCTTGTCAAGGATATTATTTTAGTATAATATTGGGATCTCTTCTCACACCTTTTGTTTGCCGTGAGCTATCTTAGCTCCGGCAGACAATTAAGTGACTATTTTACCTTCATCTTTTTGAGGAATACAAGTAAATTTAGGATATAATTGTGTGTTATTTATTTCTTCTTTAGTAAAATTACCCTCAGCATATATAATCTCGTAAGACTCTGATAAACCTGCACGTATGCAATCATGATGATCAGGAAATACTTTTGGATATTCTTTGTTGGTGTAGCACTCACCGCTCATTGCAGAGCAGATGTACACCGTTAGTAAAAACTTCATCTAACGCCCCTGGCCCTTATAGCGTGTCAACTTTTTTTGTAATTTTGCGTGTTTGTTTAAGCTCTTCGTGTGAACTCCACGACGTTTTTTTGGTTTATCTCTAGGGATAAAATGTGTAAATTTTTGTTTAGCCATTAGTAGGAGTTAGATCTGTATGTTTATCAACTTTAATATATTTGATAACACCGTTTACTTTTTGTTCAAGATCTTCTCCACAACTTATGCAACGAAAAAATGTACCATCGATTCCTACCAACAGAGTAGTTAGTTTGCAGTGATCACACTCACCGGTTACTACTTCAGTCTTGAATGGAAATGGGTTTTTTGTTTTTTTTTCTGTCATATTTTTTCTTATCAGGTACGATCTTTTGTGTAAAGGTTTTTAAAGCTTTAGCAAATGGATTACTCTTCGATAATTTTTTTAATTGTTTTGCTGCCATCAATATTATCTTCGAGCTCTGCCGTTACCTTTCCGCACTTATAATCAATAGAATCAGTCTTATCACGCTCCGCGACTCTTTTACCCTTAAGACAATCTGACATTGCAGGCTGGATTCTGTGTTCTTTCAGCTCACCTTGTATAAACATACAAAGAGCTACAACTCCTTCAACTATCATACTGTTTTACCTTTGTTGGGCCCTTGCTTTAGTACATATTTTTGTGTACCATGCTTGCCAGTTTCTACTTCTTTTTTTAAATTTTTAGTAAAACTCATTTGTTTGGCTTTCTTTTCCATATCATTTAGATATTCTACAATTTTTCTAGTAACTCTTTCCATTTTCTCTTACTTTATCTTTTAATCCTTCTATATCTTCCAATGCTTTATCTAATTGTTCTCTTAAAAATTCTATGTTGACTTTGTTAGTCATGTTCATCTCTTGTGTTTCTTCCATCTTCTCGACGGTTTTATATAAATCCTCAATTAAAAAATGTTGCTCCTGGTCTGTTGGGACCTGTTCACTTTTTTTAAGCAAATCATTTTCAAATAACTCACGTGATGTCTCTAACGATACCAATCTCGCCGTCAGCTCTGTATATCCAAGCACACCCATTCCAACGAGAATTATAAGGCTAGCAACGGTTTTCATCGGCATCTGCACAGCAGCGGATTCAGATATGTTTAAAGGTTTATTACTCATTTATTTTTGGTTTTGGTTTTGGAAGTATATAATCTTTTTTATCGATTTTCAACGATGGGTAAGAGGCTGGTCTTACAAATATAGCCAATAAACACATCAATATTATTAATATTGCTGTAAATCTGTAGTCCATAACAATACCTCATTTAATCTCTCCCCAATTAGTACCTTGTTCGTAATCTACTTTGTTTGGAACTTTAAGTTCTACTGCTGATTCCATAATCTCTATAATGTTTTCAGCTTGAGCATCAGATTCAACAGAAATATCTACTTCGTCATGAATTTGTATGTGAGGTATTATACCATTTTCATACAAAGCTACCATACTTTTCTTTGTCATGTCAGCTGCAGATCCTTGTATTAATTTATTCAATGCTTTGTAGGTAAACGCACGTTTTAAGGGCTCATCATATTCTTTTCTAGCCATTTCAAGTGGTAGAGGTTTAAATATACCAAATTGTGTAGGCTGCCATAAATCAAAATGACATGCACGACCACCTAAAGTCCTAATCTTTCCACGATCTTCTGCTTTACGTGTAACATTATCCATCAGTTGTTTTACAAATGGAGCTTTACGATGATATTGTTTAATTAATTTTTCTGCAGATTCTTTCATCAAACCTAGCTCTGCCATTAATTTATTTTTACCCATTCCATACATAAGTCCTAGGTTAATAGTTTTTGCTTGCTTACGTTCTATGCCTGCCATGTCGGCCACGACCTGGTGGAAATCAGCGTCTCCGGCGTTGTATGCGTCTACAATTTCGTCAACTCCTTCTAAATTTTGTAGTTTTGCGTAATGCACTAAAATTCTAGGTTCTTGTTGTGAGTAGTCAAACGATCCCCATTTAGTATTTTCTTCTG